TTGACAAGGCTCCGCACAATAGAAAGTAGATGCCAGATGACCAAACAATCGTAGAAGGTGACGCCGGATTCCTCGGCATGGCCTCCCGCTTGAACCCGCTGCAATTGCAGCCGGGCATGGTCCAATACGCCGAGAATATGCGCCTCGACCGTGGCGTGGCTCAGACCCGCAAAGGCGCGAAGCGGCTGGGTGATGGCATCTCGGCAGGCACGCAGCCTCTCACTCTCCCATTTGTGCTGGATGCCAATGCCCGCGTGCGCACAATCTACAGCGGCGGCATCTTCGCCAGCGGCGTCTTCTCCTCGCCAAATTACGACGATAAAAATGAATACATCGTCCTCTGCGGGCCTTCCTCTGCATTTCTCTACCGGCAGGACGAAGCCATCGAAGAGATAAGCTATCCACCTGACGAGATCATCGAGCCCACGGACAGCGTTTCGACGCTACAGGCTTTCAATCGTTTCTACCTCCTGCGCGAGGCCGACATGACGCTGCCTGGCTGGGATTGGAAATACACCACCGCCAGCGGCATCGCGGTCTCTGGCACTACGGCCACCGTCCACATCACCGCCCATGGACTCGCTGCCGGACAGCGCGTGCGGATAGAGGAGGGGAGCCAAGCGGCATTCCAAGGGCATGAGTATGACATCCTCACCGCTACGGCCAATGCCTTCACCCTCGCCGTGCCCGCTGGCACATTGCCGGATGTCGCCGCCGACATCGCAATCCGCCGCGTCAAAGCCCCGCTGTGGTGGGATGGCTCGACGATGGAGTTTCAACGCGCCGCATCGGGCGTGCCTGCCGAGGGCGTTACCTTCAAGACCCTGCGCTCCGCCGGCTGGGCCAGCTACATCGGCAACCGCCTCTGGATTCCTGATGGCCGCGACACCGTGGCCATCTCGGATGTTCTCGACCCCGACCTCTACGATCCCTTTTTCCAATCTTTCCGCGCCAACCAGGGCAGCAACGACTACCTGGTGGCAATTCATGCTTGGGTCGAGGGGCAGGCACTGGTCTTCATGCGCAACTCGATCTGGCTGGCCAACCTCTCCGACACCAGCAACGCCACCGGCACAGATTTCACGGTGGACTCCGCCGTGTCCAAGCTCACGCTCCTCACCGATGAGATCGGCTGCGTGGCCCGCCGCTCGATCCAGACGGCAGGGCAATTTGTTTTTTTCCTCTCCGACGCCGGAGTTTACCGGCTGGACACCCAGCTCGACCTAAAGCTCCGCGCCAACACTCAGCCGCTCTCGGACCCTATCGCCGACCAGATCGACGAGATCAACAGCGACTACGCTCATCTCGCCGTAGGAAAATGGTGGAACAATCGCTACTACCTCGCCGTGCCCATCGGCGAGAACGCCACAAGCAACAACACCCTTTTTCTCTGGAACGCCCTCAACTCGCAATGGGAAAGCCGCGACACCTACGCCATCAATCTCGACGAGCTTCTGGTCGCCGCCTACTCCAGCCAGCGCCGCCTCTTCGCCGCCAGCCGCGCCGGAACGCTCTTCCTGCTCGATGAGCTGGACTACGGCGACGATGTGCCCTACGCGAACGCGCAAGACCTCTACACCGAAATCCCCTCCGAACTCATTACCCGCCGCTACGGGTGGGGGAGCCTCAATACCAAGCGCCTCACCCGAGCCAAAGCCAGCGTGCTCCTGCCAGACGCCTCCGCCTGCACGCTCGATGCCGTGACGACTGACTACGACGCGGACTTCCAAGTCGCCGCCCTGGAGAACACCACCGGCGAGGAGGAAGACTACACGCTGAAGGCCCCCCTGCGCTGCAAAGCCACCGGCCTCGACCTCCGCTTCCGCACGCAAAGCGGCCGCCCCATCCTCCGCCAGATCAGCGCCGAAGCCACCCGCTCCGCCCTCGACCCCACCGAAACCCGCACCCTCAACTAACCATGGCAACTCTCACCAAAGGCAAAACCTTCACCAACGGCGAACTCGTCACGCCTGCATCCCTCCACGCCTTAGTGGACTCCGCCGCCGTCGCCAACATTGTCAACGCCGACATCGCCGCAAATGCCGCCATCGCCGACACGAAGCTGGCCACCATTTCCACGGCAAATAAAGTGTCTCAATCCGCCGTAACCAATCTCACCACCGACCTAGCAGGGAAAGCAGCGTCCATACACCAGCACGCTATTTCGGACACGACGGGGTTGCAGACAGCGCTCGACGGCAAAGCGGCTGCAAACCACAACCATGACGACCGTTACTACACAGAGTCGGAGATGAATACTCTGTTGGCAGGCAAGCAAGCGTCTGGAAGCTATGCACCTGCCAGCGGCATCGCGCCAAGCGCCATCACCGGCACGGCAGTTATCACGACTGACTCGCGCCTGTCCGATGCCAGGACGCCGACAACGCACACGCACGATGATCGCTATTACACAGAGACAGAGATAGACACAAAACTCTCCGGCCTGCCTGTTTCTGGCCACACCCACGACGACCGCTATTACACAGAGTCCGAGATGAACACTCTGCTTGCCGGCAAGCAAGCGTCTGGAAGCTATGCACCTGCCAGCGGCATCGCGCCAAGCGCCATCACCGGCACGGCAGTTATCACGACTGACTCGCGCCTGGCCGATGCCAGGACGCCGACCACGCACACGCACGATGACCGCTATTACACAGAGACAGAGATGAATACTTTGCTCGCAGGCAAGCAGGCGTCTGGAAGCTATGCGCCTGCAACGGGTATTGCGCCAAGTGCCATCACGGGAACGGCCGTCATCACGACCGACTCCCGTCTCTCGGATTCGCGGTCGCCGCTCTCGCATCAGCATGGGAACATCACCGCCGCAGGAGCTATTGGAAACATAGCAAATATGCCAGTCATGACCACGACTGGAGGAGTGCTGACAACAGGTTTCTTTGGCGATCTTCCAAATACCTTTTGTTCAGGAACTGATCCTCGGCTATCAGATGCACGGCAACCGATTTCAACCCACTTAGGATTAGTGAAAGCGTGGGTGAATTTCAACCACACCCGGATGCTGGGAGTCACTAATGCAGCCAATGGCGAGTCTATTTCTGTCACTGCCGGAACCTCCTCTGGGATATGGAATAGCACGACGGCTTTTTCAATAGGGCAGATTGGTATTATTTATTACATAACAAGCGCAGGAGCAGTTCCAAACGCTTCGCTTGGAGGTATCAATGTCTCCACACTTGGGTTTCAGATACGGGCCATTTCTGGTAATACTGCCACAATAAAACTTATTGCAGGCCCAGCTACGACTTCACAAACAATTACGGGCAATGGTGGCACAAGTGGTTTCCAGTATATAAGCTACGGAATTAGGGCCCAATACGGCGTGTCAAGCATCACTAAAGCAGCGTCTGGAAGTCACATGAACTTCACATTTAATTTTTCAACCCCGTTTGATTTCATTGATTATTGCTATAATTTACAGATGGATGCGAGGTCTTCGGGTGATTTTTATGTCCAAGGTAAACACCAAAGCAGCATTCAAATACAAGTATTAAACTTCTCTGACGCCTCCGTTTCCAGTCAGATAAATTTCATGGCTTTTGGACTATGACAAAAGCCCCCACCATGCTCCGTCCCGAGCCCTACCACGCGACCAAGCTGGCCGTGCGCCGGTCTCCCTTGCACCGTTGGGGCGTCTTTGCCACGGCTCCCATCGCTGCGCACGAAGTGCTGGAGGAAGCCCCCTACGCCACCGTGCCCAAGAAGCAACTCGCCAAAGCCCCCGCCTGCGAGACCTACAGCTACTACCTCGACGACTCCACCAGCATCATCGGCTTCGGCCTCGCTCCCCTCTACAACCACCACGACACCCCCAATGCCTGCCATGAGATCGACCAGGTAAACGAACTCATGCGGCACTACGCCCTGCGCGACATCGCCCCAGGCGAAGAGATCACCCTCAACTACGGCGCAGAAAACGCCAAGCACTTCTTAGAAAAGGAATAATCCTATGGCAATGAACATGAGTAACAGTGGCGGAGGAGGGGGAATGTCCGGCGGAGGAGGAGGCGGCGGTGGCGCGATGAGCGCAGCCCCCGCAATGAGTGCAGCCATGTCCGACAACAACATGGGCGGCAACGCCATGTCCGGCAACAACGCCATGTCAACAGGGTCAGCAATGTCCAACGCCATGAGCGGCGGCAACAACGCCATGTCCAGCGGCGGAATGTCCAGCGGCGGCATGGGTATGGGCATGAGCGCCCCGCCAGCCCCACAGCAGCGCAGCCTCTCCGAAGAAATGGCCGCCATCTCCGGCTATGCCCAAGCAAACGCCCAAGCGCAAGCCAACACCACCGTCGATACCGCAGGCCGCCTCAGCGACCAAGCCATCGAGAACACCGCCGACATCGCCAAGAAGCTCGAAGACAGCCCATACACCGCAGCGGCAAACCAAAACATCCGCGATGCTGGAACATCCGCCGCGCAACTCGGCCAGAGCTACAACCAAGTCGGCCAGACTGCCGACCGCGTAGCCGCCTACAACGACCCCGCCCAAGCCCGGCTGAACCAGCTGGCCCTCGGCCAGCTCTACCGCCCAGACCAGCTTTCCTCCCAGAATGTCGCAGCCGACCAGGCACAAGGTGCTCGCGTTGCTAATGTGGGCCAGATGGACTACGCCCGCCTCGGCCAAGTTGCCGATGTCCAAGGCCCAGCAGGCTACACGCCTGACCAAATCCGCGCCCAACGCATCCGCGCCGCTCAAGCGGGGGCCGTGGCCGATGTCAACGCCCAGCAAATAAACGCCGCCACCACAGGAGGCATCGAGCGTGTCGGAGGCACACAGGTATCCTCGGTGGACCCCATGCAAGCCGCTCGCATCCGCCGCACGCAGGATGTCGCATCCCGCGACATCCGCGCCAGTGCCGCCGAGCGTGGCCTTATGGACGAAGCCCGAGGTAATGGACTCTATGGGCAACTCCGCGATCAAGCCAGCAACGACCTCGCCCTCGGCCGGTCTCTCTCCGCCGAGCAAAGCCGCGACGCGATCCAATCCTCCCGCGCCGCATCCTCTGCCCGTGGCCTCGGCCTCGGCCAATCCGCCATGGCCGCCGAGCTTCTCAACCGCGACCGCTTCGCTACTGCCAGGGAAAACGAACGCCGAGCCTTCGCTGGCAATGTCCTTGGACAAGGCACCGCCGTCCAGCAAGCCGCCAACCAAGCCTACATGGGCCGCCAAGAGAGCAATGTCGGCCGCTCACTCCAAGCAGGGCTCGCCAACCAATCCGTCGCTGCCAACCGATCCCTACAGCAAGCCCAGCTCCAGCAGCAGGCCAACCTCACCACCAACCAAAACGAACAACAGCGAGTGCTCGCCGAGGCCGGTTACGCACAACAGGCCGGTCTTTCCAACCAAAGTTTGGGTTTCCAAAGCGCAAGTCAGGACGCTCAATTTTCCCAAGCCGCAGCCCTGGCAAATCAAGACGCCTCACTTCGAGCCGCTCTGGCAAACCAATCTGCGGGTCTCACATTAGGCCAAACAAACGCCCAGCTCTTACAGCAAAGCCGCCTCGCCAACCAATCTGCCGGTCTTCAGGCGCAGCAAGCCAACCAAGCCGCCAACGCCCGAGCCGCTGAATTTGCGCAGCAGGGCGGGCTTCAAGCCTCCTTGGCAAACCAACAAGCAGGGCTCTCCCAAGCCGCCGAACAGGCCCGCCTGCAACAAACCGCTATTGGCGCGTCCTACGACGCATCCCAACAACGCGCCCTCGCCGATGCAGGCTACGCCCAGCAGGCCAACCTCGCCAACCAATCGGCAAACCTCAACGCCGCCCAATACAACAGCAGCCAAAACCTCGCCGCCCAGCAGGCGAACCAATCGGCAAACTACAACGCGAATTACGCCAACCAAAATTTCCTGCAAGGAGTCGCCAGCCAGAACTTCAACCAATTTTCGGGCCAGCAAAGCATGCTCGGCAGTCTCTACGGCCAGCAAGCAGGCATCGCGCAAAACCAATACGCCAACAACCTCGGCCTCGCCCAAGCCCAAGTCGCGCTGGACCCCTACCAGCGAGCCCTCGGCAGCAACATCCCCATCGCCAGCCAAGGCAACGCCGCCTCGATGATCGGCCAGAGCTTCAACGGCACCATGGGATATGGCAGCGACCTCTACAACACGAACCTCAACATGGGAGCCAGCATTTACAACACCTACAACACCAACCAAGCCGCTCTCAAAGCCGCGCAGATCACCGGCGGGGCGAGCAGTAATGCAGGCTGGATGGCAATGATGGGCGGCATGGCGCAAGGCGCAGGTGCGCTCGGTGGAGGATATCTTGCAGGAAGGTAAAAATGTATAACTCCTTCAATACTCCTGCATGGGCTTATGTTGCCTCCAAGCAATCCCAGCCCGCCCAGCAATCCTCCCAATCTAATCCAATGATGGGAGCCGCCACCGGCATCGGCATGAAATATGCCACCGGAGGAAGCAGCGGAGGAGCAGGAGGCAGCGGGGGATTTGGCGGCAGTTGGGCAGGAGTGCCAGGCGGAGCCATCAGCGGAGCCATGGCAGGCCACCAAGCCTCTCAAAACGATCCCGACATGCACAACGGCAAAGACGGTTTCGGCAAACATTGGCGCGACTCCCGCGCCGAAGTCGGCGGAGCTGTAGCCGGAGGCGTGATGGGCTACTACGGACTCGGCGCAATGGCTGGCCCTGCCGTCGCCGCCTCTCACCCATTTATGGAACCGACCACTCGCGCCCTTATCAATTTCGGCGATTCCTGGGGCGGCGCAGGCGGAGCCCTCATGATGGACCCTCTCGGCACCGTTTCCAGTGGCAAATATTCCGGCGGCGAACTCGCGTTAGGCGCTCTCCTCGGACCATTCAGCAAATTAGTTAAATAATAAAATCATGGCATACAACCCCACCCCCGACCGCTCTGCGGAAATCCTGACCAACGCCAACAACCAGGCCGCCCAAATCAATCTCGCCGGGATGCAGTCCCTCGGCGACAGCTTCGCCGCCATGGGTGACTCACTCGGTGATGCGTTTTATAAGAGAAACGCTCAAGCCAGGGAAAACGCCGCCAAGGCCGACACCAACTTAGGCACAGCAGAAGCTCTCGACAGCATCTACGGAACATACGGCTCGCCGGAACAACGCCAAGCATTCCGTGATGGCTTGAATAAAATGTCCGGCAACCAGGATAAAACCTCAGGCTACATCGCCATGCACGTGCCAACAGCCAACGCGCTTGTCGAACTCAATAAATCCAAGCAGATCGCAGACATCTACGGAGCAAACAATAAAGACCTCGCCATGTGGAAGGCGGGTCAAGCCGCTGAAACGGCTGCCTCCAAAGATCCAAAGTATGATGCCAACAGAGCCAGACAATCTTACGAATTGATTCGCAACCGTGGATATAGCCATGACCAAACTATAGAAGCAATGAATGCAAGTGGCATGAACTGGGCCGTCCAATACATTGAGCGTCCAGACCCAATGTGGGGAACGCGCTAATCTCCCCCCCCGCTTGCTCCCCCTCGCTATAATTCAGCATGGCCTCCCTTAACGCCGCCCTCGATTTTCTGGAACGCAAATACGGCAACCCATCCCAACCGCCCGCTGGCGATGGGGGCATGGACCCCTCCGCCGCTCCGACCCCGAGACAAGGCGCTCAGATGATAGATTTTGAAACTCCGCTGCCGGATTGGCAACCCTCCGCCGGTGCCGTGGATATGCCGCCCGAGCAGGATCAAGCCATGGTTCCGCTGCAAGATGAGGAGCCAGCCCAAAATTACGCCCCGCAGCGAGTCTCGCGGGTGGAGCAAGGAGACACATTCAACGCCGCGCTGGATTTCCTGACTCGCAAATACGGCGACCCTCAACAAGCCGCCACCCAGC